CTTCCCACCAAATTTCTCTGATGTTGTGTGATACGTTTTTTAAGTTAATAACTGGAGATTCAGGATGGTCTAATTCACCCAATGCTCTTCTTTCTTTAATAAGTTGTTGGTATTTTTCAACCTCTTTAGTTAAGATTTCTTTTGGATATCTTCTCTTATTTTGATTTGGAGCACCTGCTCTTTGAAGAATACCCTCAACTAAGTAAGTTCCGTTTTCTTCTTTTTGAAGCTTTGCTTCAAATAAATGGGTTTCTATTAAGATTCCTTTATTCATTATTTTTTCTTATTTCTTAATGCTGCTAAATCACTTGCTTCAATTTCACCATCACCATCGGTATCTAATTTATGTTGATTACCAAATAATTCTTCAGGTAAACCTGCTAATTTGCCTTCTGATTTTGCTTTGTATGCTTTATCTACTGCATTAAAAAACTTCTTTTTATCATCATCAGACATATCTTTTATAGACTTTCCAGTCTTATCTAACATATGCTTAAATAATTTTTGATAATCTTGTTCTTCAGCCATTACTTCTTTCACAAGCTCTTTTAATTGATTGATGTTCATTATTCTGAAATTTTTCTGATTTGTTGTTCTAATTTAATTAATCTCTCTTTTATAGTATAAATATTACTATTAGTTCTTTTCCAGAATTGTTCGTTTGTTACACCACTTTCATTCTTAATCTTACCATACCAATTTAAAAATCTTTCAACTTCTGCTAATTGCTTATTTATATTTGAAATACCTTTATTGATTTTTTGTTGTGGAGATATTGCTTCTCTTTTTAATTCTAACCAACGATTTTCTTTTACAATCTCCATTCCTGCTGATTGTGCTATATCTTTGTTTGGTTTTACTTTAGATTCTTTTTCTTTATTTTCAGATTCAGGTGCAACTTCCATTCCAGATACATCTGCTGCTTTTTTATCAGCAACTTTACCTACAACTTTCAATTTTGGTGCAATGCTTGATAATTTGATATTTGGAACTTTTGTACTTTCTGCTTCATTAACTACGGAATATCCTGTTAAAGATGCTTGCTTCTTACCTTTTGCTTTTTCATTTCCTTTTTTACCAAATGCATACGGAGTTTGATAACCATCAACATTTCCAGTAACATTCATTTCATCAATCATTCTTTCCCTAACCATTTGACGAATGATTTCTTTCATTTGTGCTACATAATCTGGCTCACCATCATGTTTTGTAGGTGCATATGCTTTTGCAGTTTTTTTATCACCACATTCTACACACATTCCTTCATCTGCTTTCTTTTTATCAGGTAATCCTTTATGTTTAGTAGATGCAAAATCTTTAGCATCTGATTTTTTCATTGAATCTGCTGCTTTCTCAACTTCTTTAGATGGTGCTTCCATATCACCTTTTTGAGTGGCGTGAACCATTCCCATAAATCTTTGTTGTGCTTTACTTACTGCTGGCATTTTATTCTCCGTTTAATTTTTATGCTAATACATATACTGAACCACCGTTCGTTACATTAATACTTCTAACATAACATGGGAAAGGTTGTCCTGCTGCTAAATGTTCTAATGCAATTGTAGGGTGAACCGTACTACCTGTTCCAAATCCTTCTAAAGTAATTGTTCCAGTTACACCATTTACAGGCAACACACCCCAAGCTCTATCTACCAATGCAGATGACCCTGATGTTACTAATTTTGCATTAAATGTTCTATAATTTGTCATCTTATTTTGATTTATCTTTAAGTTCGTTTAATAATTCATATGTCATCATCATTGCTGATAAATGTTCTTCTTTTATTTTTTTAGCCGATTTGATTTTCTTTACATTTGAAATTGTTTCTGCTAATTTAATTTTTGTAACTTTATCGGTAATGTTTTTTCCAACCTCTTTTAATGAATTTATGATGTTAGAAACTTCATTACTCACATATTCATTCAATTTGCCGGTATTGTTTATATTATTTATATATTGTCTTAATAAAGATTTTTGTTCTTCGGTAAGATTTTTATATTTTTTGTTAAAGTTTTCTACTAAGAATTTATAAGATAATGCTCTTAAATTTTCATCTTGTTTTTGATATTCTTCAATAACAGCATCCTTTATTTTTTGGTCTTTGTTTTGAATAGATGTATTAATAATACTTTCTGTAATAGTAAATCTAGATGAAACTATATCGGTTGGGTCAAATTGTTCTGTTGATGAGATTGTTTCAAATATCTTATAGATAGATGCTAATACTTTATAATTAGAAATTGGTGATTTAATAAAATCATCTAAATTATAAGTTTCTTTAATGGCTTTTATTAAATTGTATTTTTCTTTTACAATTTTCTTTTCATCTAATCTTTTTCTAGCTTCTAGAATTGTATCAATAAATTTTTCAGCTTTTACTTCTGAATTATATTTTTCGTTAATTAAATATTGATATAATTTTAATTCTTTGGATAATTCTTTTTTTGCATTAAAATATTCTTTTAATATTTTTTCTGCGATAGACTTTTCTGATGACATGATTTCAGCCGTCACTTGTCTAACCAATAATTCAAAGATAAATCCTGTATTTTTAAATTTCGAATGTTTTATTTTTTTCATCAAATTGACAATTATTCAGATATAAATATATTTTTCTATTGGTTTATTACTCTTTTGTTAAATTCTCTGTCAAAATCGTTTTCTTATTTCCCTTCATATCTTTAAAAATTTCCAAATAAGAATCTTTTCTTGCTTTATTTGGTTCAGAACCTTCTTTTCTTTTAAGAGTTTTAATACCCAATGGGTCTCTGCCTTCTGGATGGTCATCTTTACCATATCTAACCGCATCTTTAGGTCTACCAATTGCACCTTCTTGTTCCAATTCTGTATTGATTCTATCAATTTCTTCTTCTACATTGGTTGTACCCTCTTGTCCTGTTGGTTTTGCCGGGTCATTACCTTGGGTTTCAATAGATGTTAAACGGAATTGTTGTTTAGTATCTTCTAATACTGCTAATGTTTGTTGGTCTTGTTCATCTTGTGCAAATCCCATAATAGATTCATACATCCATTTTTTAGAGAACATCTTTGTTTGTTGCATTTGAGTAATCAATGCTACTTTTGATGTGTATAACTCAACTTTTTCTTGTTCGTAAATTTTTGAAGGTATTGTTAATTCTAATGTGAAATTAGTTAAACTTTCATCATCAATACCCTGTGCATATAAGTGAATAATTGCAATCTTTGTTAATTCAGAAACCAATACTCTTTGTATTCTTTCTATGGTTTTTGCAAATCTTACATCCATTGCTGCAAGTGTTGCTTTACCATTTGTATCTTCACTATATCCTAAGAATGCTTTTGGAATTTTCAATGCTGCCATTAACTTATTCTTTAAATAGTTAAGGTCATCTGTCATTGTATATTCTAAACCTTTTAATGTATCAATTGAAGTACCATTATCATTACCTCTTACCGGCATATAATAATCTTCAATCATATTCATCATATTGAATTTCAAATTATACTCACCTGTTTTTTCATCCACAAATGGAACTTTTTTAGATGATTGTATAATTTTTTGCATGTATTGGTCAACTTCCGTAGGTGGAATATTACCAACATCAATTTTAAAGATTCTCTTTTCAGGTGCTCTCATTATTCTATGAATCAACATAGCATCTTCCATCAACATAATTTGTTTCCAAACTCTTCTACCACCTTCAATCATAGATTTTCCGTAAGGTAAAAAGTTAGGGTCTGAATTTAAACGGAAGTGAGCTACTTCATAGTTCTCCAATTCTTTCTTTGGAGTTTGTGACATACCACCCAATGGGTTTTGGTATGGAGCATATACGAATTTAACTCTTTGTGGATTGGTTGGGTCAAAACCTTCAACTCTTGTAGTTTCATATGAAGATAACGGTAATACGTTTACAATACCTAATCCTTCTGCTATTTCTAATTGTAAAAATAAATCACCATATTTAACTAAGTTTCTAGTCCATGGCCATAAAGTAAATTCTACGTTCATTATATCGTAGAATAAATTTTCTAAAATTTGTTTTATCTTATCATCTGGATGATGAATTTTTAATATATTACCCTGCTCATTCTTTGGAGTACACTCATCTGCAAATATATCCAATGCAGATGCAATGATAGGGTCCATATCCATCGAATCGTAATCTCTAAATAAATCAATTCTAACTTGTTGGTAGGCAAGAGAAGATTCAACCAAACCACCACCATAAGAAGCCATTCTTAACTTCATATAACGGTCTACAAGGTTTGTAGTCATTGATTGATATTCATCTGTATCAACAACTTTTACACCTTTAGTCGTTTTACGAACTATTGTGTTTGTTGAAAATAATTTCTGTAACCTACTAAATATACTCTTATCTGCCATTTAAACTATTTTTTTAAATATACGAAAAAAAATTGGTAATACCAAATTACCATTTACGGCAACTCCAATATCTTGCTTTTGTTCTTGGTCCTGGATTATCGCAATTGTGTCTTGCTCTAAAAGATTTTCTAGCTTTTGGATTAGATTTTCTTATTTTCATTGTTTTCTCACCCTTAGATGCTGCAGATGTTCCACCATGTCCAAAGTTTACTTTAACAACGTTGCCTGCAGGATTCTTTACATATACTTTGAATTTCTTTACATCACCTCTCATTGGTTTACCCAAAGGAACACTTCTACCTTGATATTCTGCTTCCAATAAACAATCACAAGTTGCTTCTGATAATTGTTGGTTATATTCTCTCATAAACTTAACGAATTCTTTCATATCCGTTTCGTTTTCTACATCATATTCT